ACGTACCCTTTGCTTTATAACTGATAACATAACTTTCTCCTTTAATCAATGATACGGACTGAGACAAACTACCGATTGATGCAGAATACCCAGAGCCGGCAGCACTATCTGCGGATACGGTAGCCACTCCCGTCCAATATTCCAGTTGCTTGCTAAAAAGTTCGGTATCCGCCGACAACTCGGTAGCGGCAGACAGGTCCTCTGTTTCATAATCTCCAGTAAACCCGGAGTTACGCAACAGATTGACACTTCCGACAGCCGCATTGTCTATCGCATCCTTGGCCTCTTGGGCAAGATCTGCGGCCGCCTGTATCTCATCCGGCAAGCCTTCCATATTCTTCCATCCGGTGGAGCCTTTTTCGATATGGAACATACCCTTGATATCCACACCTTTATCCTGAGTGTATTCCATGTAAGTGGTCCGGTCCTTATCACCAATGTATGCATCTCCGTACACCTTCATCCGGGCTTTGCCGGTAGATTTGTCAAAATCAAAAGAAATGACATCTTTCCCGGTCAAGGTAAAATCATTAATACCCTGATACATGATGATGGACGGAGAAACTTCGTTCACTGAAGAGAGAATTATCGCCGCCTGTCGGGTGATATCGGTCTTATGGCCTAATCCCACGATATCATCACCTGCCACCGGAACATCGTTCTCGACATTAGGATCACATACGGTCTTGGACAAGTCTATATAGTTCTCACCTACTGCTGTGACCAACCGCCAATAATAGCGGTTGCCGACATGATGAGAAACGCCTGTCTTGATATTGCACTCCTGAGCTATGGCAAGAGATCCCGGAGTAAACTGGTTCTCTATCTCAATTCCATCTTCCTCTTCTTTGAAATAACAACGATAGACATCATCCAACTCATCCACACGGTTGCATTTCATACCTGCATGGGAAATCACCTGCTCGCCACCTACATACGTCTTCTTCTTTACTTCAAGCTCGTCAAAAACGGCTTTGACCTTGACATACAGATAATCAACAACAGCCTGTGACATACCGTTTTCAAGCACAGTAATTCCACTACCGTTTTTACCTATAAGTAAACCCTTTAAGAAAGTGATAAGACCGTTGGCAGTGTCTTCCTTATCTTTACGAAGAAAGTATTTGGAAAGTTCCTCTATATTTGCACCTCCCGATATGGCAACAACCCTGTCTTTATTGGTTCTTATGTAAATAGAAGGATTATTATCATCATTATGTATGTATATCTCCCCCTCATTCAACCCTTCCAGTCGCTTTTCAAATGACGGGGATATTTTCGGTATAATCGGATTTCCTTCATCATCCGTTTCCGAACCGTACCACAATATCTTTATAGGATGATTTCTAGCCATGATTACACGTAATTTTCATTAACAAAAGCAGCTTTCGCCTTCTTATATTTCAACACATCGTCCTCTTCGGGATTAGTTAGTAAAAACGCGATGCCTGAAGATGAAGTTGTAATCTCAGTTTTGCCTCCGATCCCGGCGATATCATTTTGTCTAGGGCGTAAAGTCACTTTATATATAAACATCTGTTTCTTACCTATTGTATCAATCTTTTCCGGGACAGAATCCCCTTCCCGTACAAACAAATTACCGTTTATGCTGACATGAGAAAGGCAAAGTACCTTATTTATAAACTCCGCTATATAATACGGAACGCCACAACTTGTCCCGAAAACAAAATCAAATGTTTTATAAGGGAGAGAATACATTTCTATTATCTCCTGCTTCTGATTCACAAACTGTTCGTTTTCAACTTTCAACTCCACCCCATCCGGCTTGAATCCTCCTATTATTCTGAACTGGAACATCTGCCGGACCTCATCAATCCAGAATATATTATCAAACGCAGAATTATTATCTTTATGGGAATATTCAATCAGAATAGAATCACCTATATTCTCACACACGCAGAACTCCTCACATTCTTTATCGGCTATAGTTACTGTATATATCCCCTCCGAAGGAGATAATGAGGCATAATACATCTTAATGCTTTCATTTACATCATAAGTGAGCAGTGTTATCTTGGAGGAAATATTGCCGATCTTATCATTCAAATAAGCTGAAGGTTTTTCGCCGTTATCACAAAAGATTTGCAGCAGGATGTTGTCTGACACAGAAAATACTTGTCTGAAACATCCTGCATTTGAATATTTATATTTCAGCGGTTTAAAGAATAACGGACAAACATCTCCGATTGATATCATAGTCTTTTCGTAAGTTTCTAGTAACTTGTGACTTCACAAGCTTTCATTGCAAATATAACAATTAAAATTTGAATCTTTATAACGAATTAAAATTTTTCACGATCAAAGTTACTTTTGAACTTTGTGATTTTGTAAAATTGTAATCAGCCTGCTGATAATATCCCTGTACAACTTTGCCTTGGTATTCCAGTTCAACAATTCCTGTAAGATCTTCCGGGAGTTCCACATCCGAAGTCTCAAATTCCACCTCCGCCACAGTAAACATCCTTTTTGAGAGAATTATATCCCTACTTTCCCCCATTCCATCAATACCCACATCACTATTACCATCTGATGACGCAAAAGTAAGCATCTCAACAGATGAGCCGATGTATGCTTCATTGGCCAAAACCATAGAAGAAGGGGAAAACATGGCATTGAACATTGTGTCAGGGCTGAGAACGCCACCCATAAGATAATCCCTGTTCAATATATACTTAAGTCCAGACGAATCAGATTTTACCCCTACCATAAATAAATCAGTGTCACTTTCGTTGTCTGTAGTATCTTCACCTATCTTGTCAGCAAGGAACTCTATGCCGTATGCGTCCGCACGGTATGGAGATATCATTTCAAGGCTATTGTCCGTCATGGTCACGCCTGTGGTATATTCATTCGTAAAACGGAACTCATCCTTTCCATTAGCCGTGTCGTAATCCTGTTTGTCAAAGCCTATCCGTATCCGAGAATACACCAATGCAGAATTAACCTTCATCTCATAATCAGATAAATCATCTATCCTTTTGACAACATCATCCGAGAAGTATTTGCTTCTATGCCGAAAAGTTACTGTATTCCCGGATATGTCGTAAGCATAACCAAACACATAACTCATCCAGTTTGCAAATTTGGTGAAGGATGTATATATTTTGGCTCCAGGAATCTTACGGGCTGATTCAGCCGCCAAGAGCATACAATTATCAAGCCTTCTATCTCCTGTCCCCTCAATCACTCCAGTCAAACCATCTTTCTCTCCATTAATACTTTTAAGCAATCTGTTCAGCAATGTATCGGGCTTTATAACATCCATCTCAACAGGGTTTATTCGATTTTTCCATGATGCTTTAAAATAACTTGATGTTGAGACTTTGTATGGCAAATCCGGCAATACAGGTACAATCTCTTCTTTCTCATTGACATACATAGCTCTCACTATTATTTTATCATTATGCAAAAGACTTATATTGTACGATTCCGAAACCTTCTTTTCCACTGGCGTTTCTGATTCTGTCGTAAGTTCAAAACTTCCTATCACCGTTTCCGTAGTCACCGCTTCCCCATTACTATCAATCTCATTACTTATCTTCATAATCTGGAGCCTCACACCTCTTACATCATATCCCAAAGCACCAGACTGATATTTCCTAAACACAAACATATCAATATTAAACTCTATATTTATCCTAATTGATTTCAGAGCCTTTATCGAATATACATCATCACCACCTACTGTTTGATCATTAAATTCAAGAGACCCCTTTATTAAGGAATCACTGGCAGTTATATATATTGGCATTGGTGACATTTTCTTGCTGAAATAAACATTAATAAGAGTGTCATCGTCTTCCAATGTATCACCTGTAGGAATCCATTTTGCTGATTCTGAAAGTTCAAGTCCGTCATAAACAAGAGGAATGGGGCTTTTCACCTCTTCGACCGAATATTCATATTGAGTTCCTTTTTTTGACTTTATCATGGACGCCACGCTATCATCCACGGCATTTATCTGTAAGATACGACCATTATCCTGCAATGTAGAAAAATTGAGAGCGCAACTAAACCGTTCATTATACAACCAACTGTTATTTCTTGTACTTATTATTATTGAGGCAGAAGCATTCAAATAATCTTCATCATATTGTTTTAACAGCAATTTTCTAGCATCCCCAGCAAAAGAAAATTTGTTGGAAAATGTACGGATAACACCGTCATAGTCATTTCTCTTGAAACTAGCCTTCACCTCGTCCCAATTTTCAAGATCATCAGTAACCCTGTACTTCAGACCATTTATAAGTAACTCACATCGATAATACATAATTATTTCGTTTTACGATTCAACCCATCGATTTCGTCACATGTCTGCCTTACAAGACAGGCATAAGATCCGGCGGTCCATTCTTTCGGATTGATATACATCTTATTATACTTCCCAATAGCGACAACTTCATTTATAAATCCACGTTTTGTAGGCTTCTCCTTCAGTTCCTCATTCTTTTCCTTACTTATCTTATCCAAATCATATTGTGCACGGGAATTTAATGCGGATATTCTAGCATTCATAGCCATTACATCACCTTTTTTACACGAATAACCTATCTTCATCAGAATATCACGCACCTCATCATACATTTTCAACTTCATCATGTTCTCACATGCCTTCATGCACTCCACAGTCATTGCAAGATTCATACGCTCATTACAATTCAATATCTCAGAGAACAACTGTTTGCTCCCGACAATTTCTACATAGTCATTGATAATTTTTGCCGATACAGCCCCTTTGTCCTCACCGTCAAATTCAATAGTATTGCTATCATTGGTATAAATCTCTATAAAAACGGACAAGGGAAGTTCATATATGTCACTTGTATACCTCATAATCAGATACTTTTTGAAAATTGCTGATAATTGTTTTCTCTTATCGCCTTGGCTAATTTTGCAAATCCTATCTGCTGTGATTTTTCCAGATGCCCTATCTTTTTCTCCAGTTCACTATAATCATTAACTATTGATACAGGAGGAAGATCGTTTTCGCTTCTATATGCCATAAGACCATCAAAATCATTTGCATGAGCCTTTATCCTGTCCATATCCACTGCATAAGGTATAACCTTCGCACCTTTAGGGATGTCAACCAAAGTAGGGACAGACGGAGTAATATACGCTCCTTTTTCAGTAACGATTGTTTCAGGGACACCACCATCACCCACTACAGCCAATCCGCCTTTATGCGAATCAGTACCCTTGGCATACTTCGGAATAGGAGTCGCTATAATAGTAGCAAGCTGTATCGTTCCCATAGTACCTAGAGCAGCTATCATAGGTATTGCAGCAGGGAAGCCCAATTGTTTTATCGTCTGCAAAATACCACCTGCTATCTGTATAGCCGCCTCAGCTATACTGGTAGCTTTCTCAAACTTTGCCTGTTTTGTTCTTAATGCAGCTTTTTTCTTCTCCAATTCGGCATTCTTTTGTGCCGTTTTATCTTCCGCCGCACGTTTACGCGCTTCGGCTTCTTCAGTTGTTATAGCACCTCTTTCTTCTAAAGCCTCTATACGGGAAATTTCCTCTTCACCTGCTTTCTCATTCGCTTCCTGTTCAGCCTCAATAGCTTCAATCTGGCGATCATAAATGGATGATATCATTTCACCAATTCCACTAACCATAGAAGCCCACATCTCGGTAGTTCTTTCCATCTTCTCACCGTCTGTAAGTTCTTTCCAAACACCCGATATCTTATCAGACATAATACTGAATCCCTTATCCATCCCATCAAATATACCGGCAAACGGGCTATCGATATCCGATGCAAGATCTTTCAATGCAGAAGAATAACCTTTCAACACTTCAAAATTCCTTCGTGTGATATCCTGTTGCTCTTCCGCTTTTTTCAACTGATCATCCGCATTTATAGAACCTATCTCTGCTTCCATAGCCTTTATGGATTCTCTCAGCATTTCAATTTGTTGCTTGCTTACCACGCCCGATGCTTCCGCTATCTCAATCATTTTTTCAGCAGCATCTATCTGTATCTGTAATTGCTCGTTTGCGGCTTTCCGCTCCAGTTCACGCATGGCTTCATCGTATTCTTTTCGCGATAGCAGCCCTTTTGAATAATTTTCTGTTATAATGTTTTCAAGTTCCTTATATCCAGTACTTGTAGCTGCTATACGGAGAGATGATTGTTCCTCTTCCAGTCTGAGCATCTCATCAGTATACTTTTTCTTTTCCTCGATCCTTTTTTTCTCAGCCTCTGCCAACTTCTTAGCATATTCCTCATTCTCTTTCGCTATCTTCTGCATTCTCTCTTGCCCCAACATTTCCCGAAGTTTGTTCTCTTCCTCAGAATATCCCTTTACAGCTGCTATCTGGTCTTTATATTCTTTCTCTATGGCAGCAAGACTACGTTCATGCTCATCTTTAATGAGAGAAACGGACAAGTCAGCCATTTTATTCCTAAGATTCTCCATGTATTGCGCTAAATCATCCGATGCTTTATCGGCAGAATGAGGATTAAATGTAACATCTCCAATGTTAATAGAATTTGCCATATCTCTACTAGCCTTATCTACTTGATATAGCTGATTTAATAAAGAACCTATTTCTTTATCCAAGTCTTCAACCTGCTTGTTTAACTTCCCATACATGTCTCTAGCTGTATCCATAGCTGCCCCTTGACTGGATTCATATTGTGCTTTCATCTGATCTCTAGCAGATTCAAGTTTCGCACGTTTTTCTTCTTTTTCTGCCAACTGATCTTCCAAGTCTAATTTTTGTTTAGCCTGTTCTACAAGCCGATCTTGCACAGCTCTAGCTTTAGCCGAAGCTAATATGGCATTAGATAACCTTTGATAACTATCAGCCGCTTTACCTGCAAGAATGTTTTCATCACTTATATTTTTAAAGTATGAAGGATATTGCTTCTTCAGTTCCTCAACGGCTTTTTTCCGCTCTCCCATAGGTTTATTCAAATTGACAGCAGCCCTATATAATATATCCAATTTAACAGCTTCATCTTGGGCATTTTTCACACCTTCTTTTTGAGCTTTATTCAAATCCTCCTGAAGCTGTTTTAGATAATCAATTTCTTTTCTCGCATCAAACAGGCTACCCACCCATTTGGTTATCTCACCTCCATAACTCGATAAAAGAGTTATCCCAACAACTAAAGCCGTCTGCCAACTAAGAAGGGGACTCAATACCTGTTTAAATACAGGTGTAGCAGTCTGCCCCGATTTCTTAAGAAGTTCATATTCCCCCCTTGCTTTCTTTAACTCATCAATAAATATAGGAAGGTTATTGGATATGGCAAGAAAGAAAGTATTGGCACTAACAGACAAAGCCGGAAGTTCTCTCGCAATCTGTTGTATGGAAACATTAAGACCATTCCAACCCGAAGCATAATTACCCACATTACGTTGGTAATTGCCCATCTGTGCATCTATATCCTTTAATTGTTGATTCAACTTGCCGATATTGTTCAAGATATCCATACCTTTTGCTCCCTCGCGTGCAGCTTGTGAAAGGTTATAATATTCCTTTTCCAACTGAAGCATTGAAGCCTTCATCTCGTTATAGCTTCCTGCTGTGGCAATCGCTACCTGCGTATGATTTCTCAATATCGCCGAATACTGTTTATTCTGCTCTGTCAGCATGCGTAACTGGGATACCGTAGCATCTCTTTTGGACTTGTATTCCTCTTCGCTGATAGCACCTTTCTTATACTCCTTTGATAATTCCCTCAGAGATGTTCTTAAGGCTGAAATTGTTTCTTTGTTATCACTTAACCTACTGTTCAATTCGGAGGCTTGTGTATCAAAAGCCTTTACCGTCTGACGGATTGAATCAAAATCAGCAGCAGTCATGGATATTTTCTTAGATGCTTCTTGAAATGAAACAGAAGCATTTTCCGCATCTTGTGACACGTTTTTCAGATCTTCGGAAGCACCTCTCAAATTTACTTTTACTTCCGTTATTTTGTCTGCTAATGTATTCAATGGCTTGGTAAGAAGCTCTATCTTACGGGAAATATCGGTCAATAACTTTAATTGACTAGCCTGTAATTCAGACAACCTATTTTGAGAAGCATATAATTTGGTAATTGTAGCATTATAACTGTCAACTTTAGACTGGTATTCTCTTAGATTACCCGGCTTAAAATTTATACCATCACTTAATTGTTTTGTGAAATTCGCATATTCGGAAGATGTGGTTTGAATATTAATCCTTATCTCATTTAACTTCTTAACGATGTTAGGATCAATCGCATCAGTAATTTTAAATTCTGCTCCTGCCATGGTCTTTTCGTAAGTTTTGGGTAGTGCATGACTTCATGCACTTTCTAAGAGCAAAGATAGTGATTTTATTGATATTATGAAGGTGAGGAAATAAAAAAGGGAGAAGCAAAAACTTCTCCCCGTGAAAAATAATTTATTTAAATTACCAATCATCATTTTCATTGCCCACAAGACCATTCTTCACAGCTTCTTCTATTTTATCCATAATAACATTGGAATATGCATGAGCCATAATCAATGCTTTAGACGATGTTTTCTTTGCCTTATGCTGATCTTTGGGGCTGAAAGGATAACATGTTTCTATACCCCATTTTTCTGTTTTCTTTGTCGTGTCCGCAGGCTGTCCTGTTGTACCAGCAGAAAAAGCCCCCATCCATCCGCCTCCGATGTTCTGCTCAACCTCATAATATTGAAGCGTATATGTAACACGAATTTTTTTATCTTTAATATCAACTTTTATAACAGGGTGGATGTTAACATTATAAGCTGTCATTCCTCCAATATGTTGAGCGATTCCTCCTACAAATCCTTTAGCAATAATTACTCCCGCATCCTTATCATTCAATTTAATTACTGAGTTCGCATCGTTAAAAGATTCCGCAAACCAATGGTTTAAAGTAATATATAACTGCTCTTTAGTCTGTTCCCCACAATTAATTATCTGCTCATAGGTCAAACTCTGATTCTTATCCAATACCAATGAAGAACCTAAATTTTCAGCCGCATCCACCCACTTATCACCATAATTTTCCTTTGCATATTTTTCTAATTCTTCCGCTCTCATTACTTGAGCACTCAGATTCATACTGAATAATGAAACAATCATTAAAAATAATACTTTTTTCATATAGTTATAATAATTTGGTTATTTTCAGCAAAGTAATATACTTTTAAAATCAAATCAAAACATTACGACATATTTGTTTACAATTTAGAATACTGTCTAAATAAATTACAAACATAGCATTTCAATCTTCATGTTTAAATTTCACCTTCTCACTTCTTTTCCCAGTGCATACAATCAGTTTGAGATGCTTGCCGTATATCCGTTCAAGTCTATTATTTTGTTCTTTCATTTTTTGAAGTATAATTTCAAGTTTATCTATTGTTTTCATAGTCTTTTCGGGTTATGTTGCGAATCGCAACGTTAACGGATGTAAAGAGTCTGCCCACCTCGTAAAATAAGGTGGGAAAGACTTGATTAATATGTAAGATTTAAATTAGGCTATTTTCATCAATTTTCCGTCAGAACGTTTGCCACCAAACAGGTAATTGATGTATGCAAGCCCTTTCTGTGTGCATAGCACAACCATCACGACAAAGCCCGGATGATTATCTCTTGGGATAGGCTTTTCTTTCATCTCAAAGTAGCCTGCATCAATATATTTCTGTTTTGGCTCATTCCTGTTAGCAAAGAATACTCCTGCTTCACGAAGCTTCTTGAACAAGGTATTTCGTCCGAATGGTAAGCCGAGTATCTTGGCAGCCTGTCCTATATCACATTTGCCTTCCATCGCAAAGGCTTTGTCGGCAAAGTCAGCTTTGGGCTGGAGCTTCTCTATCTTAGCATCTTTCTGTTCGATTTGCTTTTTCTGTTGCTCCGATTCAATACGCATCCGTTCTTTCTCCTTTTCAGAAGCTACCAAAGCCTCCAATGCTTCAATGTAGGTGCTAGGAGTTTGAAAATTCCCGTTTTGTTTGTCCCTTTCCAATTCTTCCCAACGATCTATAATCTTTTCCCTGAGTTTTGCATCGTATCCGCTGGCAAGGATTAGGCAACCTTTCTTTGTAAGTTCATAACAAGGTCTTTTCTCACCCTTTTTATCGGTGTATTCAACCTCCACAAAATTGTGGGCGTTTACTCCTTGATTAAGTAAGTTTCTGATGTCACGTAAGATAGCATCATGTCGCTTTCCAGTGAGTTCAGCTATTTCAAGTGAACTCATCGTTTCTTTGTATAAAATTAAATCTGTCATAACTTGTAGCATTTAAAAGTTATTTATGAAGGCAATAGGCAAACAAAAAGCGGTTACCATATACGCTGCTACAAGTTGATAGTCTACCCCGAAGAGCACACAATAACTTACGTATAGGCAACCGCCAATATCCTAAAGTATGAGCATAAAAAATACCCATATAAAATATGAGCAACTTAACCGCTTGCTCTGCGAGATAGATAATTCTATCAACTTGTAGCACTACAAAGGTACAACATTTTTTCAAACAAACAAATAATGAAAATATATTTTTCATTGTTATTTTCACACGCATAATATCCATCTTTCTAATGACTTTCAACACGCCACAATATGCCTTACCTGTAATTTCTGCAATTTGCAGTGAACTTATTGTTCTTTTTTCGCCATTTTCCCCATCAATAGGTATTAACTTATTAAAATTTTCCATATCTTTGCGATATAAGATTAATATTGTTCCCCGTTGGCGGCTCAGTCACTTCCGCCTCCGGGGATTTATTTTGACTGATTGTAGCAGGTGAGGGATCGAACCTCATTGTGCCATTATTCACTCCTGCTTTCCTCCCTTATACTATCCACGCTTGGAATTGTATAAAAAGAAAGTTCCGTAATAGGTGCAAGCTACTACGGAACAGTCATATATAAACTCCAATAGGAGAATATTTAATCAACATCAAGTAACGCCTTGCACTTGTTACATATACAAAGGTAAATGATGTTTTTATCTTATACAATGGTATGAATATTAAACAAAAGACAATATCAATTAATAGTAATACTAAGTAACGCATAGTAATATATAGTAACGCAATTATTAAATATTACATTCACAATTTAGACAAAATCTAAATTACAACATAAATGATAGTTTTGTTTTTCAATTAAAAAATAAATATCTTTTCGCACAAGACATTTGAGGAAAAATCAATATTTACATTGGGAGAACATTGGGATATTTTCGGTAATACAATTTAGTCAATGTAGATTTAAGGCTGTTATAGTCTTTGATAAAGCCTAAATCTATCCATTGAGCTATCTGTAATTCTAACTCATATAATTCGCGGATTTTATCTTCATCGCCAATCTTATTACGCATTTCTGATTCATGTTTGCCATAAACTATGATGTTTAGAGACTTGGCTAAGTCCTTAATCTTTTTCTGGAATATATCCCCAGGGAGTATTGAACAAACGGCATGACACATAGCAGGATAAGCATCTCCAGCTAAATTACGGTATTGAATCATCTCATCATATACGAAGCGTATTACCTTTACTTCAAAGCGAGGATTAATCCACATGGCAAATTTGGTAAATAAGAAAGGATGCATCCATACTTCTTCTTTAGGTCTGCCAGCTTTACCCTTCTCTTTAACCTTACTCTTCTTAACTACCTGATTATCAATTTTAGGGGAATTTTCCCCTAAACCATTTTCACGTTCTTCAGCTATGAGCGCTTCTATAAAATCTCCAGTTCTTTTAGCCAAAAGAAACTCATCCATTTTTCTTTGTTCATTTCCTTTTACTGAATTCCATTGACGTAACAAGTCCCCACCGTCAAAATAGCTATCTTTTGTTCTCTGACTAACTGTAAATTCACCCATTGGGCGAATCATGATTTGATTCGTTTTCATGTCTTTTCGTTCACAAGATGTTCCGTACATCTTAATACGGGATATAAAAAAATGCGGCAACCGATATAGAGGAGTCGGCCACCGCATCATATCCATTACTCTTAATGAATATATAATATCTTTCTATGCGAAACCTCTATCTATCGCTGTTGCTAAATTAATAAATAATACGGGAAACGCCAAAATAATAGAATGATAAAAATCACCATTTTACGGAAATATGAATTCAACAAACTCACCCGACCAGTTTTCACCTTCACGACAGAACTTATACACATCTCCAACCTTATATAATATATAAACACATTCATCCATAACAGCAGCCTTCTCTGCAATTGAACGCATATGCTCCATCTCCCTCATTGACTTATTCCCTTGGCACAAGCAGTTTTTCATAATTCGCACCTCCTTATAAATTTATCAATAGAGGGCATAAGCCTATACGTAACATAATGCCTCCTTGCTTTGGAGCTTACCTTGAAAATTTTATAACCATATTTCTTCTCAATATCAGAACCAAAAGAAACGCCATAGCTGGCAATCCTTATACCATTTGATATTGGTATTGCCGTGATGGAACTATAAAAATCTCCACGTATGATAAGGTTTGGAGTATTGTTCCCTCTTGCAGAAAAACCCAGATATGAAGGTTTCGGTTTCTGTATCTTTGTCTTCCAATTTTTATAGCGTTCGGCGTTTTTCTTCCAATGCTCTCCATAAGTTTTTTTAAAGTATGGGTCCTCTGTATATCCGGGAATTAAAGGACTTTCATCGCCATCAACACCACTATATAGCTGTTCTCGTATATATTCCTCAAACTGAGGAACATCCCTTTCCATCTTATCCCTTATCATTGGCTGAATGCCATCAGCCAATTTCTTCCAACATCTCGCGTATTCCTCCAATGTCATAGCAAAACGGGGGATCAATCTCCCCCGCCTCCTAAATTACTGTTATTGATAATTCTATTATATACGGAAACCAGCCTTGATTTCCGCCTTTCTCTAGAAATGTCCTTCCAGAATACATCTATATTCTGAGCGACAAACTCATCCAATGAAAGTTTGACCACCTCGGACTCTATAAATGTGACTCCATTAATTCTCATTGTACCCATTGTTCAATTCCAATGACCCCATTAGCCTGTAAAATAGAAGGAGATTTAAGCACCGGCACACCTCCTGTCGCTGTAAGCACACCGTTACTGTATCCCAGTGCTGATGCACCAGAAACGACCGTTGAAGCCTTCTCAGACAATATAGATCCATAATATGCAGTAAGATCCGTGCGGTCATAATGATCCACGAGCTTATATGTATTTTCAGGAGATGTCATTTTGACAAACTCAACGTAATTCAATCCCTTGAGAACATTTTCCAAATTGACACCCGCTTGCTTTACAGACATGTTTTTCATCATCTTCTCGGTATCGGAATACATCGCATTAAACGCAAGATAAGCCTTCTGACCGCTTGAATCATAAGCCTGTCCTGTAGGGTAAACACCAGATAATGCAAAACCCGCAAGTTCATCTGTCACGTCATCTTCTCCGTAGATTACATTATTCTTGTCAAAAACATACATATCAAACAATGTATCCTTGTTGGCTACAAGATTAGCTTGTAAAGCTAGATTAAACTTACGCAACGTGAATGTATCCGTCCTTGCCGAATAGCCCGTTATTTCCGACCCGGCATAACCATTTTCTGTTGTATTGGGTTCACCGCCGCTTACCGCGTATTCCGAAAATCCTGTAATAGGATAAATTCTGTCCGGATAATCAGCATGACAGGCTTCCTCCAAAGCCTCAGCAGTCAATTCTTTGGGCAGTTTTTTGCCATGAATGACCAATATAACACCTGCGACCTTGTCCGGTTGCAGGGGGCAGTAACTCATTCCAGTATTAAATCCGGACGTGCTGCCGCACTCTCTAATATCTGTTCGCATAACAATTCTGATTTTTAACTGTTAAATCCAAATTCTTTATTTCAATAGCATCTATCTTTTCGCCAACTTCCTTACCGTCAACATCAACAGCGCCACGTCTTCCAAAACTATAATTTTCTGAATATGTATGGCTTACAATACCGGAGTAACCGAAATCAAATTTATCACATTTTTTTAACTCTTCTATGAATCCGTAATACAAAGGTCGAAGAATACCTTCAAAAGATATCTCACGACGTTGTTCATTTGTATACTTTTCCAGTGTATTGGTAGCGATTATTATGTTTACAGATGCCTTACAAAAATAATTCTCACTATCCCTTTCCTCGTCTAAGGGAACATACAGCCCTATCATTGGGAATTTTCCCGATGCTGTCACCCTGCTTTTCCCAAGAAGAAGAAGTGTTTCCCTTATATAAGAACTGTCACCATATATGTAATTTATCTGTTGATCCATTCTTTTTGACAAGGAAGCACATACATCTGATATTATATCAATTATCATAACCCAAAGGAATTAATTGTTTCCATCAATTCGAAATCGGTGGCGATATCCGGATAGTCCGCATTATTGCCTTGAAGCCATCTCACAAGTCTGATATTCATTCTTACCATGTCGTTCCATGCAAACATCATTTTCCTTTCGGGACTTACAAGACGGCCATCATCTCCATCAGCCTTCACTCCTGTAATAGTCGCCTGAGTGTGATTATGTCTCAAGTAATGGAAGTATATATAGTTGGCGATGGGGGATTTGGAAATCTCCCTATCGCCATCACTATATTTCATGACAAGATGCGCTATAAGATCATCCCATCTTTTTTCCTTAGTTTTTCCATCGTTGGAAATATAGGATGAGAATTCCTTATACAACTTTTCCCCTAGGAGCTTCTCTAAATATTCCGGCTCATATTGCATTACAAAGCCTTGAAGGCTGTCAACAATTGCCTTATTAGTCTCAGAAGGAGTATGTATATTCAATACTGCACCTTCGATATCAAGAATACCACCTTGGAAAAAAGTATAATCCACCAACATTACACAATATCTTTGAGGTTCTTCTTTTTATTGAACAAATCTTCAGCACCGATTTTCTTAGCGTCTTCCATCAATTCCGAAGGAACAGTGGCAACACGTCCATCTTGGAAGAACTTACCTGCAAGTAACATATTAACACTTACTTTATCACCTTTTTTATAAACGGCCCCGTCCTTTGCGAACTCAACCTCATAAGTTTTAGTCAAATTTACTTTCATAATGTTTAATAAATTTATCCGCCAATACCGGCAGGGGTTATAGCTTCAATAACGGTCGCAATCTTATCCTTGACAAATGCAGTTTTATATTGCTTTTTAATATACACCATAAGACGTTTTTCACCAAGGATAGTCACCATATTTTTAGTGAAATCATCATTTTCCCATCCAAGTGTAATGGTAAGAACCCATACATCACGGATGTTAAGATAGTTAAAATCGCCAACCCAAATATCACCTTGTTTGATTGCAGTGCTGGTTTCCACTTTCAAACCTTGAATCAGTTCATCACCAATACGGAAAGGACGGAGATATTGTCCATTAACATCCTTAGTCAACTGCATCTGTGCATAGTCAAGAGGATGCATAAGCACAAGGTTTGGACGATAAGCCATATTGGACATTGATACAATCTGTGTATACATACCAACAATAACATCATAAGTGTTGGGTTTCTCTACTTTCAGAACTGTCAAAGAGAATGTAGGTATATCACTCCCAATCCCTTTAATCTGACCGCCGGAACCAGTACCAGACAGAATACCTTCTTCTTCTTTCAAACCAATACGATTGATAATCTCAGCCCTAACCTCCGCAACCAACTGAGGCAAATCAGATAATGTTTCTTCGGTTACTTTTGTGCCAAGAGCCACTTTGCCAGCATTGATAGTAACTTCTGCCAATGTACCGCTCATCATAGGCTTAAGACCGCCTTCTGGAACCCATTCGGCTTCTTCTTCACCCGGATTGAACTCCGCATAAGTCAATGATCGTGTAGATATTGCTGCCACATTGGCAAATTTACGGATTACAGTCTGGGAACGTGGATCAACAGATAACTGACTATCAATTGTCATGTTATAATGTGGTGCCACACCCGTACTCTTCAAGGGACCAACCTCCTTCTTGTTTATAATAAGCGTAAGGCTTTTCTTAAAACCGGGGGACTGCTTACAAGCCGTTTTCAAGTCCACAGTTTTCTCTCCGTGCTTGCCTACTGTGATGAAATCCTTCAATTGCTCTTCAATCTGCTGGTCTACAGACTTGAACACCATTTGCCCGTCTTCATTCTTATGCATTGCACCTTTCATGCGAACGATTATCTCTTTCATCTCACCAAGTTCCTTACGCACTGTATCCAATTCCTTTTCGGAATCTATCTTTTGAGAAACCTCATTTAATTTATCCTCAAAAGTTTTTTTGTCGATAGTATCGTCCATGAAATCGCCTACAGTAGCGTTTATTGCGTCCTGCAACGCCTGTAATGACTTCACGGAAACCTCATCCATTACCGACAAATCAATTTTGCTTAAAAAGTCAAATTTCATGCTTCTTTAAGTTTTAAAGGTTTTGTAAATAGTTTTATTTTTTCATCGGCTCCCTCTTCATCAAGTGGCTTGTCTGCCGGCTTGTATCGAGCGAGTGACATCGCTTTTCTTACTAACATTTGGATTTCCTCCCTCTTTCTTATCGGAAGTCCTTTACATACATCACTTATTTCAACCGGAAGTGACTCCAACGCACTTTCATATTCTTCTGCCGATTTCAGACCAAGATATTCAGTTTCTCCGTTACATCCTATGGACACTACGGATATCTCATACAGAATGACTTCCTTTACAACCAAGCAATCACGTTCCCTGTCATATTCACATTTTTCCCATACATAACTATAACCTATAGAGAACTGGTTCAAAGTGCCACTTTCAAGCTGCTTCAACGCTTGATTTCCTCTTTCCACATCATCAATAGACGCTTCAAAGTAAAGCCCTTTCTCATCTTCTTGCAGAAGCGTAATGCGTCCTATAGGCTCATGCATGTCATGCATCCACAACATGATAATCTTATCATTAGCAGAACTTCCCGGGCCTCTCTCCTGTATGCTTTTTGAAAAACAACCTTTCAGGAGCATGTCACCGGACTTATCAATGTTATTGAAAACCGCAGCATAACCACTGATAGTTCTACTGCCAGAATCATATTGTATCTCCTTTGCATAAAAAGCTAAGGATTTATACTGCTTCCCCAACCTGTTCTTGTATTTGCTTGTCTCCATCATTATTTATTTCACTTTTAAATTCTCCCTTAGGGTTATCAGGATCAATATCTGTAAAATTGGACATTTCGGTTCTTGCTTCTTCAAAAGTAATCAGCCGATTGTTATACAATGAAGCTACAGCATTAGAGGCTGTAGACAAGGCATCCGCCAATTCTTTCATATCCTTTTGAAGGCAAGGGACATGAGTGAAGTCCATTTTGATTATTGCCCTGTCCTTACATATAGCATTAGTCAGAACCTCTGTTATAGATTCACTGTCAGGGATAATAAGATCCTGATATGCCGCTTTCTTTGCTTGAGAAGAGTTATCATAAGTACTTCCTTGTATAATCAGATTGGGGTCAAAGCCTATCGTCTGAGCTATCGCTTCCAAACACGCCTTATCCTCCTCATGAAGCTTCAATTGGTCTGTATTTGACCCCAATGTAATCCACCCTAGTTTCTTAGGAGTCACCATGATTTCATACAACTTATGCACTATACCATATTTCCTTTTGAAATCATCCTGCAATTTCTTGGATTCAGACGGAGTAATAGCTGCATTCCCTACGTCAGTCGTATCATTCCCGTATAGTATCCCTTTAGGTCCTCCATTAACAATAAGGTTTCCTCTCCCTATCAGTTGAGCCATATAGTTTCGAGTATGAGTAGATAATGCGTCCACAGGGGAGTGGAAGGTAATTCTCCCTCCATTATTACTTGGAATATCCATTATCGAATCGTATATGACAAAATACTCCTCATCACCAAGTTCTATATTCTCATTTCCCCAACGTATATATACCTTACTAGCAATTGAAGAAAGCTCTGTTTGAGTAAACGGGCCCTTACCGAATGATTCCATGTAGAATAATTCGGGAGGTATTACCATCATGGATTTAGGGAGATCAGACTTTAAAGCTCTTAGTGTATAGACAGGGCAAAATCCGAAACACTTCAAAGATATCTCAATCTGCTTTATAAAAGAACGCCCACTCTGTATCACATTCGGACGATTCAAAAGAGTCACAATGTCTTTAAAACTCCTCTTCTCGTTTCCGTTAATATCCGTCACATAATACCGCCCATTCTGCATCATTCTTCCGCAATGATCTAGAACCATTGCAAACGGCCAACATTCATGTAAGGCTCTTGATTTCCCTTCAACGGTCGACATGTCAAAATCTATATTCCCTCTATTGTCAGAAAACAGATTTTCCACCCATTTAGGAACATAAATAAAATTACCACCATCATCTTTACCATGATAAGTAGCATCACTATACATATCCTTATTCGACTTCTTTAAAGAAGGTATCTTAAACCATTGTTTCATTGTTCAACAATAAAGGCAACCGCCGTTATAATACAGCAATTGCCTCCACAGTGATCACGTTCTAAAAGTGGGTATGGTGTAACTTCACACCATGAAGGCTATTGCCTGCTACAAAGGAACAAATTAATTTATTTATTAACAAACAATTTAAATATTATTTTTGTTTAATCTAAATTAAAATAACAGATTATACAACATATATTTTATTAACCTTTTTTCCATGTGGATACAACCTGTTTGATATCTTTGCTATTGTCTTCTTGGGAAAATGGGATAGAGAGTAGGGCGTGGATTGAACGGCTGCTGTGCTTTTTGCTAGCGGTCGTTCTTTTTTTGTATTCTTATTTGCGAAAGAGAGAAGCAATATTTATCTTTGTGGAAGCGTGTGAAGATGCACGCCACATTGATTATGACGAAAAGACATACTACATATTTGATAAAGCCAAGAGCTTGTTGCGGATTAGTTTCCGTGGCAGGCTCTTTTTTTGTCATACAAAATAAAGGTTAGTTTGAAAATCGGGTAATCCAAAACGTGTAATTGACGGTAATTAAAAGTTAACATAAAATTAGGTAATATGACAGATTTAGTTTTTAAAGGTCAGAATGATCAAGTTTTAACCAATAGCCTAAAGGATTTTATTGAAACAATGTATCCTGATTTAGGAGATTGTATAAAGTTGTATGAAGATTGTTACACAAAATGTATAATTTGTGCTGACGGTAGCGTATTAACGCAACTTGAATTAGCTGATTCATTAATAGAATATGCGCTCCTTGGTAATTTTGACAAAGCTGTAGTTGTAAATAGTTACTTATTCGGAGATTGTAAGATGTTGCATTATGCGATACTTAAAACTATGGCAGAAGTATTAAGTAATCCTCCCAAAAATTGTAAAAATAGAAGTACATATCTTATGAAAGACAAGAATACAGGTCTTGTAAAAATAGGTTCTTCTTCAGATATATCCGTTCGTATTCAGACATTATCTTGTGGGAATCCATATCTATCTATATTGGCTGTTCTTGATAAAAACATAGAAAAAGAACTTCATCTCAAATTTGCAGATAAAAAAATAAAAGGTGAGTTTTATAATCTTACAAATGAGGATGTGTCACATATAATAAAAAAATATGGATTTACAAGCTATGTAAAATCTATTATATAAAACTTACTTTCAATGAGAGATGTAATCTACAATTTTATCAACGAGCACATGATGATACATATTGTGCTTATAGCCTTGTGTATTGCGGCTACAATGGGGGCGATGTTAGTGGACCTTATTACGGGAGTTATGAAAGCCAAACAACGGGGAGAGGCAAGAACATCCACGGGGTATAAGAAAACAGCCGTCAAAGCGAAGAAGTATTTCACCCCGTTCATAGAATTGTGCTTCATTGACCTGTTATGCTGCGTAGTTATCCCCTTCCCTATTTTTTCAATGATTTGGACGGGGTACTGCATTTTCTGTGAGTTTAAATCAGTTCGTGAAAAATCATGGGAAAAAGCGGAGTTGCGCAAGGCAGAAAACACAATGAGTGTGATTATCGAGAACAAGGATGATATTGCCAAGATCATGGCTCAGATATTGTTTGATAATGAAAACAAGAAGGAGGAAAAGAAATGAAGTATTTTACAATTGCGGAACTCTGCAAGTCAACGACTGCTGACCGCTTGGGTATCAACAACAGATGCAGACAGGAGCATGTGACTGCTCTGACTGCCTTGGTGGATAACGTACTGGACCCGTTACGCACATGGTGGGGAAAGCCTATAACAGTAAACAGTGGTTATCGCTGCCCGAAACTTAATGCAGCTGTCAAGGGAAGTAAGACCTCGCAGCACATGAAAGGGGAAGCTGCTGATATTGATACTGGAGACCGTCAGCAAAACAAGTTGTTGTTTGAATATATCCGCAAGAACCTGCCCTATGATCAATTGATTAACGAAAGCAATTTTGCATGGGTGCACGTCAGTTATCGAGCTGACGGTGCCAATAGAAAACAAGTGTTAAGTTTATGAAACAAAAGATCTATATATGGATTGCGGTAGCGATAGCATTGCTATTGCTGTTTGGATCATGCCGGAGCATAAGGTATGTCCCGGTGGAGACAATAAGGACTGACAGTATTTATCTTACCGTGCATGAACGTGATTCCATTCACATTAAGGATTCTGTCTATGTAAAAGAGAAAGGCGATTCAGTATTAGTTGACAAGTGGCATATAGTCTACCGTGACAGGACAATTCGCGATACAGTCTATATAGAAAAGGAGAAAGAGGTAGAAATTCCCTATCCTGTGGAGAAGGAATTAACATGGTGGCAGAAGACAAAATTAGAACTAGGAGAGTTATCTATAGGTGTTATATTAGTATTGCTAATCGTAGTCATTTGGCTGATAAAGAAGAAGGGAGGTGCAAGATGAGATAGCAACATCAAGTATTATTCGCCACAGGTAGAAGTGTGGCATATAATAGAAAAACTCATTTAATAAAAGTAATTCTTTCAGGGGCTTAGAATCAAAAAAAAGCCCCCAACGTTCAAATAATTATTGCCACATAAAAATTTGAAAAAGCATAAGACACCGTACGTTGGAGGCTTAATATCTTCAACACGGTATCTTATGCTTTGTTTATGTATATATCAAGTTTTTTATGTGGCATGGCAAAGATAAGAATAAAAACTAGAAAAAACATGTGCAAGTCAGAAATCTTTGCCAAAATAATTAATATTGTTTCAAAAGAAACAGAAGTGTCTGTTGACCAAATATTATCGTCTGATAAGAAGATGGAGACAGTGGATGCCCGGTATCTTCTTGTATCTCTTCTTTTCGAAAGTGGTATGTACCCTTCACAGATAGCCGTTCATATCCACAAAACCAAACGTGCAGTTAACTACATGATATCTAATTTCCATGAGAGGATAGAGAATGGGAAAATGATGAGAATATATTGGGATAATATAAAGAATTTGTTGGGAAACAACTGATTCCTCATGAGATATGATATATATACTTTTGTGAACGGTCGATTTTGACCGGGATACAAAATACAAATACTTATGGAACGAACTTATGTTTTTAACCAAGACGGTGGAACCGGAGCAAACAATGGTCTGCTTGCGTCCATTCTTCCGTCCTTGCAGAGCCGTGGAATTGACACAGGCTATCTGATGGGGCTGATGGGAGGAAATGGAAACGGCGGCTTTTTCGGAAACAATGGAGGTTTTCAGGACATCATTGCATTGATTGTGATTGCAGCCATCTTCGGTAACGGAAACTTTGGATTCGGTGGCAACAACAATAAGGGTGCCGATGAAGGAAGAGAAATGATCATGCAGACACTTAACCGGAACGGTGTGGACATTGCATCATTAGCCCAAGCTGTTAACACCTCTTCAGACCAAATCCTTGCCGGTATTAACTCTGTATCACAGGCAATCTGCGGTCTCGGTAACCAAATGGGTCAGAACACCAACAGTATCCTGACTGCGATTATGCAAGGTAACAACGCTCTGACATCTCAGATCTGTAGCTGTTGCTGCGATATGAAACAGCTTGTAACCACACAAGGATACGAGAGTCAGCTTGCAATGTGCAACCAAACTAACGCATTAATCAACACTGCTAACCAAAACACATTGTCATTGCGTGACGGTGCTACTGCCAACACGAATGCTATCCTTGCCAAACTTGATGCAATTCAAAATCAGGCATTGCAGGACAAGATCGCATCTCTTACTGCGGAAAAGGCTACTTTAACAGCCGAAATATCCCAGCGTAATCAGAACGCCACTATCCTGAGTGCAGTAGGACAACAGATTGCTCCTTTGGCAGCCGGATTGCAGGCATTACAAAGCGATGTTGATGGAATCAAATGCAAGCTCCCCAATACTGTGAGTGTTCAATACCCCAATTTAACCGCTATTAATACAGATTGTTTCCGTGCAGCCGCCTACGGTGCATATATGGGTGACGCTGTATACGGACGTAGTGGATGTGGTTGCAACAACTACTGGGGTTAATCCGGTAAGAAAGGAGGTAGATATGTGGCCTAACTTTTTTACAGGATTCCCATTCCCATCAATCGGAAGAGCAAACTTCAATACTCTTCCTACGGTGGCTGTGACAGTCGGTACGGAGAATGTTACTCTTGAACTCCCTAACCATGCGTTCCGTAACAGGGATTATGTTGGGGGATTCTATATCAGTCTCCGACAAGCTATACCTGCCGGTACGACTGCTACACTTCCGATATTGATAGGAACTAATGGGGACACAAGACCGTTGATGGCTTATAACAATGAGCCTGTGACTGTTGCAAACTTGGCTGGAACCGGCATCTATGAGATTCATTATAACAAGTACACCAACGAATTGTATCTTGTTAATGGAGGGTACAGACCGACAACGGCTCCGGCTCCTACAGTAGAAACCGCTTCTTTACGGAGCAAGTAATAATTAACATGGAGTTTTGTGGTGGTTCCCAAAATGGGAATAACCACACTCCTTAAAATTAAACAATCATGTTTCAATCACTTCGTACCAATAACCAATTGTATATACTTCATAAGGATGCTAACCCGTTTATCGAATACGGTCCGGTGGTCAGCGTTTCCGCTCCCAAGCCGAAATATCCTATGGCATCCCCTATGGGACAGTTGCCCCAAATGGAAATGGTTGTGGATGTTGTTGTCTGCATCAACGGGCAGAACACGACATTCCAAAATCTTCCTGCCGGCATGGATATAGCCGACTTCGGACAGAACGGGAATATCGTAGTGTCATGCTCGCGTGATGCTATGAATAACGAGGTCGCTTCTATGAAACAGAAAAGCATAGACATCATCAACAGCATGGACTTCCACAATTCCGTCATTGCAGGGTGTGACAAGATGCTTACGCTCTTGAACCCTGAATTTGCCGAGAAACAACGTCAGGAGCAGGAAATATCCTCTCTGAAAGGGCAAATGGCGGAAATGAGCAAGAATATGTCTGACCTTATGGATTTGAACAAACGGCTCATGGAACAGCTCGGAGTGGTTGAAACATCCAAAACAAAGAAATGATTATGGGAATGTGGGAAATATTAGAAGAAGGGCGTGACGATTACGGACGCGGCTTCGGTATGAGAGGTGACGAGGTGGAGGAAGCCTATAAGGAAGGCTGCCGCAAAGGTTACGAAAAAGCCATGAGAGAAATGCGCGGAGAAATGGGTTTCCGTGATGGCGGAAGAAGTTATTCAGGTGGTGGAAGCTCATCCGGCATGGATGAACGCAGATACCCCGGATACTTTCCTGAATATCCGCGTATGGATGACATGGGCGAACGCAGACGCAGACGCGCCAACGGTGAGTTTTATTAATGGTGGAGGGGTGGAATGCCCCTCTTTTTAAATAAAGGTTATGGAACAGAGATTGGATACATACAGCAGATTTCCATCGGGCATGAGGGAATATCTGGAAGCATACGGCTTTCATTTCAGCAAGAAACTTTATGAATGGGCCGTTTCAAAAATGAAGGTGAAAGACGAAGCCACGGGCAAAGAGAAAAAGCTGGAGCCGTGGAGCAAAGATGAAGTGGACGATATGCTGAAAGCGAACGGAATTACCATTGAGCACGACAAGGGTTATGACGTTGCTTATGTCGCAAACATGCTGAAAGCGGATTTCTATAAAAAATCATTGGTTGACGAGGCTCACTTATGCAAGCATATAAAATGCTACCTTGATGATATTGATGGCGATCCTTGCAGGGCGTTTGACGAGTTCTTTGCCACCTGTATAGGTAAAGGGATTCCTGTAATCTGGTCGGATGTGATATGATTATTCAGGAGTTCTACATACCGAAATATGGAGACTGGCACGTCAAAGTGTATTATGCGGTACACACCTATTGGGCGGATCGGATCATTATGGACCTATACCGTATAGGATGCAGGGGGGATTCCCTCAAGCGTGCGTATCGCAATCTGACCGAAGGCAGAATGAATACCGGTCTAACCTATTCGGACTACAGGAGAAGAGAAACAGTAATGGTTATCTCACTAACCTCTACTCCCGAAGAATTTCAAAATTCGTGGGACCACGAAAAAGGTCATTTGTGCCGGCATATCTCCAAGGCTTTCGGAATTGACCCTTATGGAGAGGAAGCACAATATCTCAGCGGATATGTCGGTCAGAAGATGTTTCCTGTTGCCAAGAAATTCTTGTGTGAACATTGCAGAAAGGGAATGGAAAAATAATAATCGAACAGAAGCGTTCTTTGACTTGTTGGAATTACCGCTAAAATAGTATATTTGTAAATTAACAATTAGTTGTATTGCAAATGTTAATGGTTGCCATTGTTTATTGTTATATAAATGGTTTTTGTTACATTTGCAATGTAAATGATATGTGATAACTATAAATATAGCAGTGTTGTCCTTGCATACTACATAGTAGCATTGATGAATCAACGTGGTCTAGAGATTAATATGACCAAGTTGCAAAAACTGTTATACATTGCTTATGGTACTTATTTGGCTATTAAAAACCAAAGGTTGACAAATGAGCATCCTCAGGCGTGGCCTTATGGTCCTGTTTTCCCAACCACGCGAAATAGGTTGTTAAAAAAAGATTTATCACTTATAAATTTATCTATTCCGGAACTTAAGGATATCCAAAAAGATACTGAGATACAATCATTAATGATGCTTGTGCTTAATGGATTTGGTACAAAAAACGCTACGACATTATCTGTTTGGTCGCATCAATCAGGTTCTCCTTGGGATAGGGTTGTTAGTCAAGAAGGGTTTACTTGGGGGGCAAGAATTCCTGACGAATACATTAAGGAGTATTTTAATACAATATTAATACGGAATGGACATTGATGATTCTTTTTTAAATAACGCAAAGTTTGATTCCAATGCAATTCCTAAAAATATTCCAAATGATACATTGGAAAATGTAGATGATATGTCTATGCGCCAACAACGTAAAGAGCGCTTCTCTCAAGACACTCGTTTTAGGCGTCATTTGGCTAACTGGGTAATGATAATTGTTCCTGCATGGCTGATGTCTGTTGTGGTGCTGATATATCTTCATGGTTATAATACACTGGATTTAGACAAAGAGGTATTAATAACTTTATTGGCAACAACGACTGTCAATGTATTGGGATTAGCTTATATTGTATTAAAAGGTATATTTCCCGAAGAATCAAAATAGCATTCTAAACGAACCGATTTCGGTAGGTTTAAAAGCATTAAGCGGTAATTCCCAACGGTTTTACCGCTTTTTTTATGTTTATATATGAAAGAAGATAAGTTGAACATATTGCTTGAACATGCTGATGATGTGCCTCACTGGTATTTTTGTCGTTTACTTGCTGTGATGCGATGGAACGTATAGAGAGGTGGATATACAGGCTGATACCTCTTGTCGTGTTGGCAAGGGTGATATCGTTGTGCCTATGAACTAAAAGCGATAACTCATAAGCACAACGGATGGATTTATATAATACTGTTTAATTTTTCCGCATGTTTTTCTACTGAACTATTTAGAATTTTTGCATAAACTTGTGTGACTGAAACCTTTGTGTGCCCTAGCATCTTAGACAACGTTTCGATAGGTACGTCATTTGCTAAAACAACAGTGGTAGCGAATGTATGCCGGGCTATGTGACTGGTTAAGGGCTTTTTTAAACCGATAAGTTCAGCTATGATTTTAAGGCTTCTGTTAAATGACTGTACAGTAGGGACTGTAAATTTATAATCGTATTTTTTTAATATTTCCATTGCTGGAGTAAGTATAGGTGTGTAAAATTTGGTTCCGGTCTTGATACGTTCTCCGTCTATATATGCAACTCCGTTATGTTCTACAGTACATCTGTCATAATCAAACATGTATAAGTCAACCCATGATAAGCCGGTATAGCATTGAAATATAAACTGGTCACGTACTTTTTGTAATTGTCGATCATTCAACTCTATATTGCGGATAGATTGCAGTTCGTCCATTGTGAGAGGCTGTCTTGTTTTATATCTACCATGTTTATCTTTGAATACCCTGTAAGGTGTGTCCTCGATAAGTCCAAGCCGAAGCGCTTCATTAATATAAGGTTTTATTCTCTTATGGTATCCATGTATTGTTGTCTGTCCTCTTGTTGGATCTTCTCTTCTTATAAACCTGTCAAATAAAGCTATATTTTCAGGAGTGATATCGTCAAATGTTTTAATTACTCCGGAGCGTTTTAGAGCTTCCAGTGCTATAAGGTGCGCTCGTTTGGTTGACCATTTAAGATCCCTTCTTTGTAACTCGTCATAAGCGAAATCTAAAAATGACGATTTAGACTTTACGTGTTTTTCGTTATAAAAAATATTAAAGTTTTTTAGATTGATGTCTTTTCCTTCTTTTCTGATATTTTTGATAATGTCCTCAAATTTTTTAATATGCTTTGTTATTGCCCTATTTAATTCTTTAAATTTGGCGTGTCGTACAACGAATTCTCCATCCCATTGGTTTGAATACAGTTCAATGTCTGTTGAGATCCATTTCCTTTCTGTACGTGAGAATTTAATTTCAATTTCAACCTTAGCTGATTTCTCCGGTGTTGCTTTCTTTTTTCTGTCGAATACCGGCTTGATTTTCCATGTTTCCATACTGTTTCTTTTTAGTTTATAATTTGTTAATTATGGTAAATGTGATACCAAGTGTGATACCAGCTGTGATACCAGGAACAAATTAGTATCACAAATAGTTCAACAGTGTAATGATAAGTAATGCACAGTAACGGCAGTAATCATTAGTAAGATTACTTAAACACGTTGAAGATCAGTCGATTAGATTTGTAAAATATTGATTTATAGCCTATTGGCGTAAAATAAAAAAAAGGGGGCATTTTGACCCCCTTGAGCCGAAACCGGGAATCTAACAAATTATTTATAATCAACCGATTAAGCGTTATTTTTTACTATTGGTATCACACGGTAAAAATATTCAACTCGTTTCTGAGCCCTATAGAGGGCTTTTTTTATGTTTTTGTGATACCGACAAATTCCGTTTTTAAGTTAAAAAATCCACCTATTTTTAACAAGATTGTATAACGTATCATATTACATTTCCATAATATCTATTTTTTATTAAGACTAATCGTCTTATGTATATTATTCTTTTCTGGCTCTATTTTATTGCATGTAATTAGATTTAACTCAACCCCGAAAAGAAGTCTTTCTAATCTATCATGTTGGTTGTTCATCTTAATGGCAATGTCTTCTAATTTGTGTATTATATCATTGTTCATGTCTAAGGTTTTTAATCTCCTTAAAAAACATGATAAGATGTTCATTTGTTTAGCTTACATTTGGTTTTTGTAACTGTTCTTTCAAATCGGTGTTTTCATTTTTAAGCACTTCGATAACATTTAGTAAATCATCCATACGTGTTTGGTATGTTTCTATTACTTTTATAAGGACTTCGATGGTCCTTTTGCTGTCTATTTGTTCTCCATGTAAATCTATGTTAATATTTTTTGTTTCAATTTGGTACGGTGCGGATGTTTTATTAGTTTTTGATTCTGAATCGGATGATGCTGGCTCAGATTTAAGCATCTCACCCTCTCCTGTAAGAATATAATTTGCATTAACATTGTATTTATTACAAAATTCGTATAAAACATTCATTGAAACCCCAACTCTGCCACATCTAATTTTAGACATTGTCCCTTTAGACAATGATTCCAAATTGTTCCATACTTGATAGTCACTGATTTTTAGAGAATCTATAACTTCTAAGAATCTACTTGTATAAACGTTAAAAGCATCCATATTATATAGATATTATTAGGTAGTATCATTAAAGGATACTATATTTGCGTTGTAACACTGCAACTGTTACGTGCAAATGTTTAAACTTACCTGGCATGGCGTTTAATATATCAAAAGAGGATTCGCGTTGGTTGCAGTAACGTGGGTTCTCTTTTTAAATTTTATATTTATGAATAAAGAGTCCAATTCAGATCTTTTGCAAAACATTTCCAAACTAAGCGATGGGAATGTAATAAAGTTCCTTTTAGGTGCTTCTGAGCAAGGTAAATTTCCTCCCGAAATCTCCGACTGTATTACTAAAGTCGTGGACTACATGAATGAAAACGAGGTTCGTGTAGATCCGGGCTTCCGTTACAGCTTGAATATATCTTTATTCCGTAAGGATAAGTATTGGATAAGGACTATCACAGACAGGGTAACAGGCGAGATATTATATGAAACCAAAACCCGTCAATGCTTTCCGGATAACCGTACTATCTATACGGAGTTGGAGTATGGCTTATTCGGGAGTAGTATCTATCATCCCAATTATACTATTCAGCGAAACAAACAATGATGCAATTGTTTGTGCAAACTCAATACATTTGTTAGCCTCTTCGGGGAAATCACTTTCTAGTTTTTTCCCCATTAGTTCAAGTTCCAAGCTCATTTTTTGAATATTAGCTTTCTTTATTTCATACGCAGCTTTGAATCCTCCGAATTGGGCTATCTCATATAGTTTGCAAGTAGGATATATATCACTACAATCCCAATATTGAGAAATATTTTCTTTTATTATGTATCCTTTTTCAAAGAAGTCCATAATCACCATTTCAAATTGTTTCCCATTAATTTTTAAATTGGGAACATCATTAGGAGTAAAACAGAATGTTTTTCTTTCATGGGCCGCCATATCAAGGATTGCTTTCATTATTTTATCCTTTTCCTTAGGAGTTATAGCCCCACAAAAGTTGCGTTCGTTTGAATGTTGAATGTCAATCATAGCACCTCCTTTTTTTATCGAGTAATTTTATCTTTCTTATATTCAGTATTTTATATCTGTCTCTTATACACATCTGACGCTGCCGACGAAGAGGATAGT